TGGCAGGGCGGGGTACGGTCCAAAAGGGGTTGCTGTTTTTTCTTGCGCGTGCGCGTCGCTGTTGGCACTGAGGGTCGCTTGGCTTGGCGTGCGCGCGCCTTGGCTTGGCCGTACGCTTGGCCGCGTTTGGCGTTGCATTTGCCGCAACTTGGCACCATGTTCTCGAGGCTGTCGTCGCCGCCGCGGTCGGCTTCGATCAGGTGGTCGGCTTGCGTTGCTTTCGCTTTCTTACACCAGTGGCAGTTCGGTGCGTCGCGTAATAGTTGCGCGCGGTTCTTTCGGTAGGTCGGGTTGGCCGTGCGCTTGCTCATGGGGCTACCGCTGACGCGCTGTCGCTTGTCCTGGCGCCCTCACTTCGTTCGGTTGCCCGTGGGTTGCGTAGGCAAGCCACGCAGACGGGCTTGCCTTCCACTATTGCGTCTCCGAACTTTTCCGCGAGGTTGCTTTCGCCACACTGGTGGCATTCGCCGAGCCATTCGGTTACCGGGTAGGTTGGTTTGACTTTCATGCCGCTGCCTTTCTTTCGCTGTAACGCTAGTGGGCAGAACTTGCCCTGGGCCCACACCGTCCGAAGTTACGCTCGGGTCACGCGCGCCGCGTGCCATGCGAATGCGCGCGGGCTTGCCCTGGCTGTCTGACGGCCGAACTAGCGACTGTTAGTCGCCGAGGGTTTCCACCTGCACGCCTTTCTTCCGCGAGGCGTCGCGCCCTTTCGGGTCCTATTCAGTTGTGTTAGTCAAACCGCAGCGTTTCTTGGCAGCGTTTCGCGATCGTTTCGAGGTGCTGTTTGTCCGCTTCGATGCCTATGCAGTAGCGGCCCGTTGCTTTCACGGCCACCAGGGTGGTGCCCGAACCGGCGAACGGTTCGAGCACCCTAGCGCCCGGGGCGATAAGGTTCAGGCACCATTCCATGACGGCGACGGGTTTCTGCGATAGGTGCACCTTGTCGGGTTCGATCGGGGCGCTGAACACTGCCGGGGTGTACCGTTCCACGGGTTCCTTCGGGCCGTTCGTGGCGTGCAGGACTAGTTCATGGCCGGCAGTGAACCGGCCGCGATTAGGGCGACCGAAGCCCTTATTCCACACCCCTACGCCTTGCCACTGCCACCCGGCTGACTGTACGGCGTCCGACAAGGTAGGCAACTGGCGCCAATCTATGAACGCGAGCAAGTCGCCCCCAGGTGCGGTGATATTGCGGGCCAGGCTAAGCCATAGGTGCGACCACGCGAAGTAGGCGCGCTGGTCGCGGTGATCGCCGTCGAATGTCGAGTAGTCGCGTGCCACACCGCTAGAGGCGTACTTGTCCACCACGTCGCGCATCTTGTCCGAGCGCATGGCACCCCCCGAACTGTATGGCGGGTCGGTTACGACGGCGTCCACTTGCAACCCTGCGCGGGCTTGCTGCACCATCACGTCCAGGGCATCGCCGTGGATTAGTTGCACGCTTTCGTCTTCGTAATAGATCGGAGCTTCGCCGTGCACGATATTGCCGGCCACTAGGCGCTCTTTACGTGGTCGGGTAGTTCGGTCAGTTTGTCGATCACGTTGCTGGCTTCGCTTTTCGTTAGGTCGCGGGCGCTGGTGATATCGCGGCCGATAACGTCGGCACAGAACTGCCTAACATCTTCCGCCACTGTTAGCCCTTTCCGCTTGGCGGTCGCCCCGAGCATCTTCATCTGTGGTTGCGTAATCGGGCTGCCGGCGCTTGCCGCTTTCTTTTCGTTGCGTTCGCGTTCCACGATCGCTTCAAGTTGCTCTTTATGTGACGGCACACCGTCGAACGGGTCCGGGCCGCCCCCTACGACGGGCACCGGGCCTTTCGCTTTCGGTACGTAGTTCTGTGGCGGGCCCGCACGGTGGAACACTTCGTTCGTGCTTGCCAACTTGGCGAACGCGCCCGGCAACATCACGGCCACTAGCCGGCCAAGGGCCGAGGTGGCGGCGTTCATCTGCTCACTATCACGCGTGTAAGGGGTATCACCTGGAAAGGGCTCCCAACAGTAGGCGACGGCGGGGTGCTGATCGTCGGGCGAACGCCACGCCGTTACCTTCACCTCGATGAACGTACGATCGGCGACCACCCGAACTACCGGCTCGCTTTCTACGATGCGGACGTCTGGAAACTTTTCCGCCAACATTTTCAGGCGGTGCGGAACGTCCACGTAGTCATTCAGTTGCCAAGCCATAGGTTGCTGCCTCTCTTTTGTTTGGTGTTCGGAAGTGTAGCAAGGGGGTGGAGTGCGGCTTGCGGTGTGAAGTACCCGGGGGCGCGCATGTCGGTGCGCCAGTGTTCGGGGGTGTTGGCGTCGGCCAAGTCAATCCACCCGGCGAGTACGACGTCGAACTTGTAGAAACTTATGCGGTGCACCAGGGCGAGGACGAACGGGGCGGCCTTGTCGTCCGGGTACGTAATCAGGTGGCCGTTGAAGTGTTCGGTGCTTCGAACTTCCACGCCTGCAACGTCGTGGCGTGTCTTGTCGTAATCGGTTGCGAACCCGTACGGCACCCCGAGGTGTTTCGCCAGTGCTAGTTCGCCTAGCCAACCGACAAGTTGGCGGCGCTGTTCTTCCTCGCTGGTCGGTTTCCAGGCGTGCCGGTGTTTCGCGCCGATTTGCTGCGCGTTACGGCGTACCCGTTCGGCGTGTTCACGTAGCCGGGTAACTTCGTGCGGCATCAGTGGCACGAGGCGCCCTTTCCGTATGTGCTGCTCCTCATACGTTCGGTAGGTCAAGTACGAACACCTGCCCACTGTTCCAGGGTTGCCACGGTGCTGCGTAGTTCTTCGATCACGGCACGCTGGTGCGTAAGGTAGGCAAGCGCCCGGCACGCCAAGCCCGCCGAATGGTGGTCGGGGCTATTGTCGGCCAGGTCCGCAAGATCACGCACCAGCGCTTCGTAGTCGTACCAGCGGGGGTTCATGGCCAAGTACTCCACTGCGGCCACCCGCCGGTTTGGTGAATGAGTAACGCCGCCGCCAGGTTCGTCGCCGGGTCTAGTAGGGCTTCGCAATCGTCCGGGCCGACCGAACCGTGCACCGCCAGCCAACCTTCCGGCCAATAGGTCGAGCGTAGGCACCACGTCGGAATGTGGATCTGCATCAGGCCGTAGGACCCGCCGAGGGCCCGGTCGCCGATCACGTCGGGTCGGCACGCGCTTTCGCGGCGCATAATGCGCGCCAGGGTGTCCAGTTCTTCCTCAGGCCACCCGAGCGCCCAGGCGAGCGATACGAACCCTTCGCAAGTGGGGGGTAGGGTTACCGCGGGTGGGGTGGTTTCGGGGGCTGTACGGGGCTGTGGAGCGCTGTTTCGGGGTGCCACGGGGGTGGTTCGGGCTGTTTCAGTGCTTTCGTACACTGCCGGGGGTATCGGGTCCAGGTCCGGCAACGGGGCGATAATGAACGAAAGCCCGGTCAAGGCCGACAGTATGACCGCGAACGTGCTCACTATGCCGGCGTACATGCCACTGGTGTTTCGGTAAGGGTGTGCATATCGTCGAGGCGTACGGGTGGCCCCCAGGTAGCCCAGTTATCTGAACGGAACGCCAACTGTGCGAGCATGGATCGGTCCTCGCCTTTCTTGCGAAAGATTTGCACCATGATGCGCTGCCCGTCAGGCATGGTGCCGGTGAATACCTCGTAGAAGATTACGACGGGGTCGGGGGTTTCTTCGGCCATAAGGTTGCTGCCTTCCTTGTAGTTGTACCCCGACAGTAGCGGGCGCCTGTTATGGGGTGGTGAATACCTGCCGGAACGCTTGGCGGACGGCCTTGGCGTCCGTGGCCAGTTCCAAGGTGATTTCGATGTGCCACCAGTCGCCCGAGGGGGCGCCGCTGAACGTCGGTGCGGTGGCTTTTCGCCACTTTTCGCGGTCACACTTCCATGATCGGCCGAACGGTTGCGGCCAATAGTCGATCGCCAGGGCGATGCCTAACGCCTGCCAGTGGGCTAGGGCGGTGCGCATGAACGCGAGCGACTTCGCCCGGCCGTCCGTAGCGCCCTTGCCTTGCCCCGGGTAGTAACGGTACGACAAGTCGAGCGCCACCCCGCGGGCATGGTTCGACACTTGGCCGGGCTTGCCGCGGATATCGCGCTGCACCCACGTGCCGTTATTCCACAGCGCGCCTTGCGAATAGTTGGCGGCTTGCTTCGCCCATTCTTCGGTGCCTGGCAACTTGCCGGTTGCGATCGGGTACGACGGTACGACGTACGGGGCGGGCATTACTTGGCGTCGGGTTTGTCTTTAGTTGGTACGAACGATGCACGGTGCGGGTCGCCGAACTTGCTGGAAAGGTACGCCAGGGCGCCGGCCAGTACGGGCATCGCTGCGGCGATGAACCCGGGGTCCAAGTTGTAGTAGCCGCATACGTACGTGAACAAGCCGAGAATGCCGCCCTTTAGTGTCTGGTCTACGCCTTGCGCGGTGCTTCCGTTCATAGTGTTGCCTTATTGGTTCCAACCGTACACGGAGTAACGACCCGTCAAACTTGACGCGACCGAACTAATATAACTGAGACTGTCGAATACCGATCCGGCTGTAAAACACCCGGCGAAGTTGCGGTAGCGCCACGCGGTCGCTGCCGTATTCACATAGGTGAGATTTGCGAAAATTAGCGTCGGCTCGGCTATTTGTGGGGCCATAATGTCCACCGTTAGCGCATAGCGGTCGATTGGATCGCTTTCGGCCATCGACCACGAAGTGAGGCCACCTGCTGACGTAATGCCGGTGACCGTGGTGTTGCTTGAGTTGGTTTCTGTTCCGGCTAACTCATAACTCGCATTGCTGTCGTCGGTTCCACTTGCTCTCATTCGCATGGTCAAGGTGGCGTCGGCCGTCACGGCGCTGAGATTTAGCATCAGGCGGTAGTTAGTGAAGTCGGCCGTAAAAGTGTCATTAGGCAAACTAATCGAGGTTTGAGTTGTGAACGTCGCTGCATCGACTAGCCATAAGCCGATGGCGTTCATCTGTGCGGCGGTCAATACGGCCCCGGCGGTGAATGTTGGTGGTGTTGCCATACTTTTAGCCTAGGACGTTCGAACCTTCGCCGAGTGCATTTGCCAAAGTTCCGTAGACGGGGTCGTCCAGAATAAAAAGAAACACCACGGTGGTGGGCGATGTGTAGAAGCGGACCGTATGGCCTTGCGCGAAGTCGATCACCGCGTCGATGCCTTCCACGGCCAGTTCTTCGGTTAGGGCACCGAACCCGAGGACGGTTTTTTCGATCTGTATGGTGTCGCCGATATCCACGGTGGCGGCGGCGTCACGTTGCAGTGACGTGAGAAGGGCGAAGTTTGTGGCCACGCTGGTGAACCGCGGCTCGGGGTTGGGCACCAGTAGGTAGGCGGCGGCGCTGTCCAGTTCGCCCTGTTGGTGCAACAGACTGGAAGATATGGCGCGGGTTTGTATAAAGTATTCGGTTTGGCTGGCCGGGTCGTCGTCGGTTCCAGTTACGTTTTCCAGGCTGGTGACGGTCGCCCGGTTCACGACGTGCGAGGCGTCGAACTCTATCTCTAGGTCGTTATAGGGGGTGTTGGCGCCCTGGTCGTCGAACTGAATGGCGGGCGCCGACAAGGTGACGCCGATACGTTCCTGGAATGTGAACACCCCGGTCCGATCCATGAATAGGCGGCCGAACTCTGCGGTGTCGTTGATCTGTTGCGCATACTGTAAGGCGTTCGTGCCTTGCTGCACGGTGAACGCTGAGGCGTGCCCCAAGTTCACGGTGCCGGTTGCAATGTTGCGTTCCGCCCCTGGAAAGAGCGACACTTCGGGTAGGTCCAATAGCGTCTCGAGGCGTTCGCCGGAAGTTTCCGGGGTGACGTTCCATTCGTCCAAGTAGCACTGTGCCAGTTTGTAGAACCCGTCCGCGGCGAGAATGTTCACCAGGTTGCTGCCGCCTAGTTCGAACTGGTAGTCGTAGTTCACTACTACGCCCACGAATAAGTACTCGCCTTCACGGCTTAGGCGAATGATACGCAACGGCGCCAACCCTGGCTGATTGTTCGCCGGGTCATAGTAGGGGCTGCTGGTGTCGTACGGCGAAAGAATGCCACCGGCCAAGGTGTCGTCCAACACCACGGCCATGGTTCCGGGGCCGAACTGGTCGGTGTCTTTTCGGCGGCCGCGCCGATAGTTCACGCGCCGACAGTAGGGGGTGATATCGGCGAACTGTGTCGTGCCGTCGAGCACGTACGTGGTGTTGTCGAGTAGGCCGCGCAAGGTGTCGTCCAGGGTGAAACCGTCCACCTGGAACCCGGTATCCAGTTCGATGAGATAGTCGCCGGACTGTACGACGGGGGTTGCCACGGTTACACCGCGAAGATATCGAGGCCGATGTACCCGGACCGCTGGTTGTATTCGCGTAGCGCGTCCACGATCACTTCACCGGCCTGGCGAGGGTCAAGGCTCTGGCTGTTTATCGTCACGTTCTGCACTGGTGCAGTGGGGCCGGCTAGACGGCTCATGGTGTCGCTGAACGCTGCGGAGGCGCCTTTTATGTCCGCCGGGCGCTTGGCGCCGGCGATACGTCGCTCCGCTTCCGCTATGGCTTCGGTGACGCCTTTCAGGTACGCCTGGCCGTTCTGTACGCCTGCGGAGTAGAACTTCGCGGCTGCTGCTTGGCCGATCTTTTCGGCGATTTCTTGCGTACGTTCGACCAGTTGGTTCGCGCGTAACACACCGTCGGCGCTTTCCAATAAGGCCGTGGCTATTGCGGTGCCGCTTTCTACGCCTTCGGCCAACACTTTCTGCAGTGCCTCTTGGCTGATACCTTGCGCCAATAGTTGCTCGACAAGTGCCCCGAACTTTTCGGCGCCTTGGGCCTGTTCTTCTAGTTCTTCGAAGAACCCTTTGCCGAAGTCGTCGCCGGCGTTCTTGGCGGCGTCGCCGAAGTCGGCGTAGTCCTTTATGACCGAAGAAACTGAGTCGGCGAAGTCGTCGAATGCTTGCTGGGCGTCGGCTAGTTGTTGTTCGGCGTCCTGTAACGCCGTGGCCATATCGTCGCGTAGGGCCTTGGCTGCTGCTTCCAACCGTTCCTGCAGTTTCTTGGCGCGTTCGGCCAACTTATTCAGGCCACCCCCGCCACCGCCGGTGGTGCCCGTCGTATCGTCGTCGCCGCCGGCTGCTGCGTTCGCTGCGATGATCGCGGCGCTGAGGCGGTCCAACCGATCGGCGGTTCCACCGACTTGCTGTTTCGCTGCGTTCGCCCTGGCGGAAAGGTCACCAAGGCGGCTTTCCAGGTCGTCGAAGTAGTTCAGGGTCTTGGCTTTCAGTTGGTCGGTGATAACGGCGCCACCGGCTGCGGCCAGGGCTGCGGCGAATGCTGGAAGGCCGGCTTTGCCGCGCGTTGCCAGGGCTTGCGCTGCGCCGATAAGTGTCTGAATGCCGGCGTAGGCCAGGGCTATGGTCTTTACGAACTCCAGCACGCCTTCGGTGGCGGCGCGCATCGCCCGAATGGCAACCGGGGCGAAGTCGCCCATGCTGGCGATGGCGATTTCGAACGCGCCGGTGACACCTTCGCCGCCGCGTAGTTGGTCGATGAATATGCGCAAGGCCGGCACCACGTGTTTATTGACGGCGGCCACGAACCGTTCCAGATACGGCAGAACGATTTCGCCAAGTGCTTCGACCATCTTGTCGAAGCCGATCTTCAACCGGGCCAACTGGCCCTGGAAAGTGTCGGCGGCGCCTGCGGCTGCACCGCTGAACTGTTTAGAAAGTGCAGCGGTGGCCGCGCCGAAGTCCTTGGTCTTGACGATGTTTTCGTCCAGGGGCACGCCCAGTTTCGTAAGTGCGCCCATGTTGCCGGTGTATGCCTTGGCCAGTGCCAGGCTTACGGCCTGCAAATCGAGGTTTGCGCCAACGCTGATATCGGTGGCCAGCCGTAACTGTTCCTGGGCGGTGGTGACGTTGCCGGTAGCGCGGGTAAGGGTTGCCAGGGCTTGCGAAAGGTCGCCGCCGCTGACCGTGGTTTCCATCTCCAAGGCGTCCACGAACTGCAACGTGGCGGCGATCGCGTCGTCGGTGGCGCCGGTGGTTCGGCGTAGTTGATCGCCTAATAGTTTGTCTTCGCGTTGCGCTTCGGCGGCCGCTTGCGCCGCTTTGAATAGTGTCGCGCCAAGACCGACAACTGCGCCGGTTGCGGCGATCGCGCCGGGCACCAACGCTTTTTTCATTACGAACGCCGCTTTTTCGCTTGCGCTTCCTAACGACTGGAACTCTTTCAGCGCGCGTTCTACGCCCTTGCCGGCGTATTGCGTAATAATCGGAATGACTACGGCCACGGCTTAGCCTTTCACCAGGTTGCGGTTCACTGCCCGCATCACACCCTCGACGATTTCGCCGGTCTGGCGTTCCACTTCGTCGCGGTTCATCTCATAGGCGGGCCACAACACCCGTGACGCCTTGCCGTGCCGTGCTTCTATCGCGCGTATCATTCGCGCGCCGCGTTCAGTGTCGCCGTTACCGCGGCGCCCCGCAAGGTCGTAGAGCGTGTTCACTGCCCCGGACCACGTAACGCTGAACACCGCCAGGTTCGTGACGCGTCCGGCCCACTCTCGCGGTTTCTTGCCCGATACTTTCGCCTTTATAAAGTCATCGCCGCGACTACCTACCCACGGGGTCATTTGGTGCCCGCTTTTCGTTTTCCAGTTACGGCCCCAACCCGAGATCGGCGGCGCCTGCGGCACCTTGGCTTTCGCTGTCTTTATCACCGGGTCCACTACTTTGCGGAAGTCTTTCGACACTTCGCGCCGTAGTTTCGGGTCTATCTGTTGCAGTTCGCGCAGCGCTTCTTTCAGGCCGACAACTTGCACCGTTGCGGATACGGTCATCGCCGGCGGTTCCTTTCTTCCAGGACTTTCTGAACTGTTGCCAAGTCTCTGGTGTCGAAGTCTACGCCAGGGGGCCACCATGAGGCGGCGACCAACAGTTCGGCTAGTTGCCGTCGGTAGGCGCCGCGACCGTAGGGTGGCTTTCTTGCGTGTCCTTCACTTCGATGGTTTCTACGTAGGTCAGCCACGTATCGAAGTCGACGGTGGTATCGCCGGCACGTTTTTCGCAAGCGTACGCCAGGTACGCCAGGTCTTCGATGTGGAACCCGGCCGCGAGATCGCCGGCGCGTCGCTGATACTTGCGCTCCCAATCCACGATCACTGCCAGCGACGTTTGTACGTCGTAGGTACGCCGGTCGGTGGTGCTGACGGTAAGTGTTAGCCGCATGGTGCTGCCTTTCGTTTTCTAGTGGCTTACGGGGCGGTGGTGTCGATCGTAAGCGCGCCGCCCTGAAGGGTGATTTGCACTTCCGAAAGTTCGCCAAGGTTGGCGTTCACCACGTCCAGGCTTTCCAGATACGTTTCGGCCAGTTCGAACTTCGGGTTCGTTGCGCTTTCGTTGCCGCTGGCTGGTTTCACCGAGACGTAGACCTGCGTGCCGACCAGTGGTTGCAATAGCGCGTAAGTCTCGCTCGAGGCGTACGACATCAGGAACGTGAGAACGCAGGTGTGGTTCTGCAAGCCGGCGGTGTAGCGGCGGCCGTTTGAACCGAATGCGGTGCTCTCCAAGGCTTCGACAAGTTGCGTGAGGACCGCGGACTTGCACTGGTCGGTGATATCGGTACCGGGTGACGCTGCGCCGATCGTTACGACGGGGTTCGCGAGGTAGGTCGTGGTGGCCATGTCTTACTCCTTGGTCTTCGGTTTCTTGCTCTTAGTTCTAGCACCTTGCGGGCGCTTAGTGGTGGCATCGGCTTGGGGTTCGGGTTCGGGTGCTACTGGTTCGATCATGCCGGCCGCCAGTAGGTAGTGGACGTTGTGGAACGCATCGTCGTGCACGATCTCGCCGATCTTGCGGGCGCCGAATGGTCGTATCACGCGGTAGGTCACGGCGCCACCTTAGTGGAAACAGTCAGGTCGTAGGACGCGTACTCTGCGCCGCTGATCGTGGTCACGGTTGGCCGTCCGCCGGTCAGGCCGATATTGGCGCCGCGGATAAGGTCGGCAAGTTCCAATAGGTTCCGAACTGCGCGGCGGTCGCCCGGGCCGATCGTTAGCACCTTCACGGTGAAGTCCATCTGCGCTACTGCGTTGGTCGGCATGAGGAACGCGGGCGCTTCGACAAGTATGCACGGCGGGTTTATATTCCGCGGGTCGTTGCTGGTGGTCACCCGTAGGCCGGTAATGGTTTGCAGTTTCGCGACCAGGTCGTCGAACCCTTCGTTGAATAAGTCGGCGGCGGGCATTATGCGATCGCCGGACGGTTGCAGCCAAGTAGCCGAAGAACGTCGCCGAACGAACCGCCCACG